CCGAAACAATTACTGATGCCGTTAATGAAAGTATTGTTTCATTACTTGAATCAGAAGATGAAGATGAAACTGAATCAGAAGATGAAGAAGATATGGAAGAAACTGAAGATGAAACTGCTTTAGAAGATGATGCAGATGATTTGGAGGAGGATATTGAAGATGATGAAAATGATGTTGAATCAATTGAGGAAGATGAAATTGATGATGAAGAAGATTTGGAAGAAGTAGAGGATGAGGAAATTGAAGAAGATATTGAAGAAGATGAGGAAATAATTGATGAGATTGAAGAGGGTTATCATGTTATGCCAGATGGAACTATTATGCCAGATGATGCGCATGAAGATGAAGATGAAGATGAGGAAGAGGAAGAGAGTAAGCTTAGAAATATTTGGGGTAAAAAAGATACAACAGAAAAAAGATTTTTTCAAGTTGAAACTAGATTGGCAAAAAAAGGTAAAAGAAATATTGTGAGTGGACATGCAGCAGTTTTCAATGATTTGTCAGAGGATTTGGGTGGATTTAGAGAAAAAATAAATCCAGATGCTTTTGATGGAGTTCTAGAAAATGATGTGAGAGTTTTTTTTAATCATGACCCTAATTTTTTATTGGCTAGGTCATCAAGTGGAACACTAAAACTTTCAGTTGATGAAAAGGGATTGATGTATTCTTTTGATGTTCCAGATACAACAGCAGGAAGAGATTTATTAGTTTCAATGAAAAGAGGTGATATTACTCAGAGTAGCTTTGCTTTCCAAGTAGAAAGTGATTCATGGAATACTACATCAAAAGGTGAGATTAGAACAATTGAAAAAGTATCAAGATTATTTGATGTATCGCCAGTTTCAATACCTGCCTATCCAACTGCAAATGATTTAGCAATTGCACAAAGGAGCAGAATGATAAATAATGACAAAACAAAAATGAAGCAAGAAACAGAGTACGAAATGCGTACGAGTTTATTAAAATTAAAAATTAACATATTAAAAAGAAAATAAAATGAAGAAAAGTTTAGATTTAAAAGAAACTCGTTCTGATTTAGTTTCAAAATTGGAGGTAGTACATGCTAAGGCAACTACTGAAAAAAGGGAATTAAATAAGATTGAGGCAAAGAATGTAGATACTTACATTACAAAAATTGATGCACTTGATGTGAATATCAAAAGAGCTGAGAAAATTGAAGCTGAATTAAGAGCAAATGTTTCTGTTGCTGGTTCGGCAATTCAAACTATCAAAGCTGATAAGCGTTACTCAATCCAAGATGCAATTCAAGGAATGGTAAATGGTAGTTTATCTGGTATTGAAAAAGAGTATGACCAAGAGGCAAAAAGAAACAATACAATTACTGGTTTAGGTGTTCCAACTTTCGCTTTAGGTGAAACTAGAAACAATCCTCAAACTGTTGCAAATGCATCTGGATTAGTTCCTACTGAAGTTGGTGACTGGGCTGAAACTTTACAACAAAGAACTGTGTTGGGTGATTTAGCTACTTGGATGTATGGATTATCTGGTGATATGAAACTTCCTACTTTAAGTGGTACAACTGCTGGATGGAATGCTGAGGGTGCGGCTTCTACTGATGCTGCTACTGTTGTTGCATCTGGAACTTTACAACCTAAGCGTTTAGATGCTTACATGGATATTTCAAAAATGTTATTAGCACAAACTAATGGCTCAGTTGAAAATATCATTCGTACTGATATGAATAATGCAATTGCATCTACTTTAGAGGCTGCTGTACTTGGACAGAATGCTGGAGCTGGTAATGTACCAGAGGGTGTATTTAATGCTGGAACTTCTTCAGCAGCGGCTGGAGCAATGACTTACGCTACTTTACTTGAGATGGAGGCAGACCTTGCTGATTCAGGAGCTGACTTTGGGAGATTAGCATACTTGACTACTCCAAATGGAAGAGCTTTATTAAAGAACATTATAGGACAGCCAACTGCTGGAGCATCTGCTGCTGGTTTCACTAACGGACAACCTATTTGGGCTGAAGATAGAGTTGATGGATATGAAGCAAGAGCAACTGGAAATGTAGATGATATCGGTGGTGCAAATCCAAATGGAATTGTATTAGGTAGATGGGATGATTGTGTAATCGGACAATTTGGAACTGCACTAGATGTTGTTGTTGATCCTTATACTCGTTCATTAAATGGTGAAGTTAGAATTGTAATTTTATCTTACTGGGATACTGTATTTAGAAGAGCAACTTCTTTCCAATATACATATTACTAAATTGATTTTTTGGATGGATTTGGGGGGTATTTTGCCCCCCAATTTCAACCAATTTAAAAGGTTTACTGCAAAATCTAAAAATAAGTATTAAGGTGCTTTTCCTCAACTCTAAGCAACTCTATCTAGTTCAAGGTATAAGTACATGAAAAAAAAAAGATAAGAGATTACTAGATTGAAACTAAGTAAAAAAATTAATCACGAAAGATTAAAAAAAACATAAAAAACAATGGCTAGAAGTGTAAAAATTACGGATTCAATATTACAAGTTTTAACAACTTCAGAGGCAAAACAACATCTAAGAGTTGCCAATAATGGTGATGATATTTACATTGATAATTTAGTTTTTGCAGCAACAAAGATGGTAGAAAGTTATTGCAATATACAAATAATGCGTTCTGTTTGCGTTCAAAGTGCAAGTTGTTGGAATGATATTTTTGAGCTTTATCAATCACCAGTCCAAAATTCTGGACAAATTTCAATAGACCATATTAAGTATTATGATGAAAATAATACTCAACAAACATTATCTTCATCAACTTACAATCCTGATAAAATTATTTCACCAGCTCGTATAACTTTTTTACCTGGTTTTACACCTCCATCTTTAGCAAATAGAACTGATGCTGTTGAGGTTAAATATGATTCAGGTTACGCAACAACAGCTGAAGTTCCTAAATTATTAAAACAGGCAATTCTTATTTTAGTTGGGCAATGGTATGAAAATAGACAAGAGGCTATTGTCGGTCGCTCAGTTGGAACAATACCAATGACTGCAACTTACATAATGGATAGATATAAAATTCAAACTTTAGGACTTTCATTATGTTAGCAATTGGAGATTTAGACAGTCAAATACAAATACAAAAGGGCGTAGAAAGTCGTGACGCTATGGGTGGGCAAATTCTTACATTTTCAGAATTAAGAAATGAGTATGCAAAAGTTGAATGGAAAGATGGCGGCTCACAGGAGAAAGAGGATAGAGTGACTGCAATTACATATATTGAGTTTACAATAAGAGATGAGGGGAATGAAGATATATCTGCTAATAGTTTTAGAATAGGATTTCCAATTAATAATGCTGTAACTCATGTAAATAAAACTCAGTATTATACAGTTGAGGGAATTAGATTATGGGGTGGAAGAAAAAAATGGAGAACTTTAATTTGCTCAGTTAATAGTAATAAACTAGAAACATACATAGGATAATGATTACAGCAAAAGTTGAGGGAGGATATTTAGCAACAAAGTCTTTTAAAAATATCATAAAAGATGTTAATGACAGAAAAACAATGGTTAAAGAAGTATTATTGCCAGCCGCAAAGATTGTAAAAAAAGTTATGATTGGAATGGCACCAATTTTGACTGGAGCATCTTCTTTCAATGTTTATAGAGATGGGAAAGTTTATGTAAAAATAAAGCCTGGACAATTAAAAAAATCAATTAGTTATTTTCATACACCATCAACTAGGGAGGCTGGAGCAATAAACATAGGGCCGAGATATAAAAGTGGAGTATGGAAAAAACCAGAAAAAGGAGGATGGTTTATGCACATGGTGCAATTTGGAACTGATTCTGTAAAACCACAACCATTTGTATTGCAGGCTTTAATTGCTACAAAAAGTGGGGTGGGAAATTTAATGGAAATAGGAATGAATAAGAGATTGCAAAAGGCAATTGCTAAAAATGGGAATGGAGTTATAGTAAAATGATAGAAAAAGCAATATATAATATTTTAAGCAATACAGTAGGGCTTGATGGAGTTCAAATTTATTTTGGAACAATTCCTCAAGTTTCTGGAGAGGCTAATAGCAGCTCAGGAAATTCAAATCCTTATATTGTATTTTACAGAAACGGAACAACTCCTTATGATTCTAAGAGTGGGCGTTCAACTTTAGATGATGCTAGCATGCAATGCAATATTTTTGCAAGTTCTGCTGAAACTGTTTCTACATACGCTGAAACTGTAAGGGGTGCATTAGATAGAAAATCAGGCACTTTTAATGGTATTGTAGTGCAAAGCATACAATTCACCAATGAGGCTACAATGTTTGAATTTAACGATACTTATAATACAAAAGGATTATATCAAATTAGTCAATATTATTCATGCAGAGTAGAACCAGTATATTTATAAATTAAAAAACAATAAAATGGCACATAAAAAATTCGTATTACTAAAAGATTTCAATTCTCAAAAAAAGGGAAGTGGAGTGATTATTTCAGAAAATCAAGTTGAATATTTTTTTGAAAAAGGATTAATAGAAGTAAAAGGTAAAAAAACAAAAACGAAAAAGAAGATTGAAGTACAAGATTTAGCGGAAATAAAAGAAAATAAATAATAAAAATAAAAGAATAAAAAAATGGCAACAAATAATGTAATAAATGGAACGCTTTGCGTTTTGAAAACTGGTGCAGACCATGCAGGTGCTACAGCATTTGCATTCTCAACTACTGGATCAATTTCTTTAAGTATGGATACAAGAGATATTTCAAACAAATCTTCAGCTGGTTGGAGAGAATTACTGGAAGCTCAAATGTCTTGGAGTGCATCAGTTGAGGGAATGTATGCAATGCTTGATGCAGCAGGATCAGCAACAAAAAATTATGAAAACCTTTATGACCTACTAATTTCAAGAACTCCAGTTTATTTGGAGCTTTCAACTGGAGTTACTGGGGATGAATACTACTATGGGCAAGTATATTGCACTTCTTTGGAGCAAAGTTCTCCATTAGAAGATAATATGACTTTTTCAGCATCATTTGAGGGAACTTCTGTTTTAGGTAAAGCAACAAACGCATAATAAATAATAATTTGGAAGAGGTTTTGGGGCAAATTAC